TTCAATTAACTTCATCTTGTCTTCCAAACGGTCAACAAGTTCTACGTCAACGATGTTGTACTCTACAAATTTCTGCCAATCTTGAGTATAAAAATCTTTAAAAGTTTCAAACTCAGAGTGATCAAGTTTCTTTTGTCCCAGTTCAACAAAAGCAATATGATCCAATCGATAAGATTCTTGGTTTGAATAAGTAAACTTCTTATACAAATCCAAATAGTCTAATACCGTAATACCACCAATATCATAAACAATATTTGATCTCCCATTGAGAGTGACTTCACCTCTAGTTAAAAGTCTCCATGGAGAAATTCTTCTGGCATCACGTTCGCCAAGTATACGATCAATACGACCACACAAATATGGTATATCATAAAAAGAACAATTCCATCCAGTAATAACTTCTGGATAATTATTTTCCCAATAAAAAAGAAATTTATTCAGAAGATCTTGTTCACCATCGCAAGGAATATAAGTTACATTCTCTTGTTTATTAATAAAAGGTTTAACTCCCCAAGTAATAATTTTTTTCGATGCATAATCTTGCATTGAAATGGTCAACAATTCTTCAGCACAATCTCTTACATTTGGGAATCCATTCTCGGATGCAACCTCAATGTCAATCGTGCTAATTTTAATTTTAGTGATATCAAATTTAATTTCATCTTCAGGATACTTGTCAGAAATATACTGATAGATGAAACGATTGTTTCCATAGATGTCAAAATTTTCAACATCTTCATATTTTCTATAAAACTCTCGACATTCCTTTACATAGCCAGGCTGAATTGCCTCGACATATTTTCCATCAAGAGTTTTATATTTTGTTGGTTTTTGAGATAGAACAAAAAGAGTTGGGCAATATTTTTCTCTGATTTGAAAATGATCCCCGTTTTCATAACCACGAACAAGAAATTCGTTTCCGATCAATTGAACATTAGTATAAAATCTCATTCAGTAGTCATTCTCACATACTTATCTAGTATGTTATCAGAAGGATCGTAAATTGTCAAGAACTTATCAGAAGACATTAGAATATCTGATTGTTTGCAATGTTTTGGAAACTTTGACAAATACTCACCATCCAGTTGATATGGATTGGTTAGTCTGCAATTAGGCATACCATAATCTGCTGTAATCTCTTCAATTTCAGAGATTATGTAAGTTCCATTTTCAAACAAAATACATTTGATTACACGATCTTCAATTTGTTTTGGCTCTTCTTCCAATTGCTCATTCATGTCAATCATTTCATAATCATCCATAATGTTCTCCTATAGTGAAAGTTCTTTTACTTGCTTAGATGTTATATAGTCTGAAAATTTAGTTAGATATCCATTGTTTCTCAACTCTTTAAAAACTAAATTTTCAAGAGAAAATTCTCCACCTTTTCTGATTGCTGCCTGACGCATTTGTCTAAGTTTTTCTTTCAAACGTTTCATTTCAATAATATCATTAGATTTGCCAGAAATAAACAAATCAATTTTATCCATTATATCTTTAGTTTTTTTCTTCAAAAGTTTAGTATCGACTTCTGGGTTTTCATACTTTGGCTGTGCTAACCATTTGTTATATTTTACAGAATAAACTCCCTGATTTGATGGTCGTTCTATTCCTTCTTCTTCAGCATATAATTCTACATCATGCCCATAAATTTTAATGTTGTGTGTTAAAGCCCAAAGTTGTTTTTTATCTCTCAAATAATCATCAATAAGATCAGGACAATCTGGCAATTTATTTTTATCAACAACTAAATGTAAATCAATATCAGAATATTCTGTATAATTATAATTTGCATTACCACCAACGATAATAACGTCTTTAATTGAATTGGAAGGTATATTAGCAAAATCTGCCCATGCCTGTCCAATTCTAATTAACTTCATTTTAACTTCAGGCTTTAACTTATCACCAGCCCATATCTTTTGATTCAGTTGATTATGATATTTAAAAGTTATTTTTTGTTCTAGAAATAATTCTAAATTCATTCCCCTCCATCCCCGCCAGCACTAGATGATGATCTTTTAGCCATTGCTTTCCCAGCAGGTATTTGTTTACCTTTTACATGATGTGGTTTTGCCATTTTATATGAAATTATTTTTTCAATATTACCAACTGCAGATTCAATAAAATACTGGAAGGTTTTCATTTTTATTTTTATTTATAGATAGTCTTTACGTTGATGATGCTCTGGAACTATCTTTCCAAGTATAACTCTGAGTAACCCATCTTCAAACGTGACTTCGCGGACTTCTGTGTCGTCGGATAAAGTCCACGCTCGTTTAAAACTTCTGCTAGCCACTCCCTTGTGGATAAACGTCCTATCCGATTCGGCATCTGATTTTTGTCCTTCGACAAAAAGTTTTCCATACTCTGTGTATACATGAACCTCCTCCTTCTTAAATCCAGCAAGTGCAAGCTCTAAATGAGATTCGACATTATTTATTTGAATCAAATTATATGGTGGATAATTTGCCGTTGTTTCGTGTAGATTAAACATACGATCAAAATATTCATCCATTCCAATGCTATTGCGAGTGATTCTTTCCATCAAAGCAGGAAGATCCGCAGCAGTATACCTTGTGAGGTTAGTCATTATGGTAGCTCCTTTAAAAGCGAGTTTGTATTTTGTGAACCCTTACGGCGTTCATTAATATTTATAGTATAAAAATAAAAAAGAGGTGCGGTGTAAACCGTACCTCTTTTAGGGTGTTCCGACTTTCGTAGAGACCGCACGAAAGGTCTCAAATATATTTATTCTTCTACCTTTCTTTTCTTACCAATATTGTATTTGGTTTCTAAAGTCCACTCATCTTTCTCTTTATAAGAAAGAACTTTGATTTGATTGAGCGGAGCAATATCAGTAATTTTATCAACATTTACAATCGTAATTAATCCCCAATCAGCAAGCAATTGAACAATACGATTGCGACGTTGAACATCATTCACAGTCAGGTTTGCATGTTTGCCATCAAGTGCAAACAGTTCCTTAAAGTGAACAATATAATACTTTCCTTGTTTATGAAGAATGTGGCACGACTGATATAAGGTTTTTTCTTTTCGACTAGCTACACCAATACGTGTAAGTGTCTCACGAACCTTAAGAAAATCATCAGGTTCATTAAGAATAACCTCAACCATTTGGTCGGGAGTCCACTTTACTTCAGGTTCAGTTACAACACTCATTTTGATCCTCCAACATCAAGTTTCTTTTTAATATAATCGAGCTGTTCCGTTGTAAGAAGTCTCAAAGCTTGTTGAGCTTTTTCATTACTATAACCATAGTAAGATTTGACTGCATCAAGGTCTTTGATTTTATCTTTACGAAGCCAGGGGGAAAATCTTTTTCTTTTCCTCACAATATTTATATAAAAGTCATATTGCAACTTTTTATCTAAACCAGGGTACATATTCATTTCATTTGCAAACATAATGCAATCAATATGCCCAGACATACATTTATTAATAATATATGGAGGATATTCTTTTTTTAGAGTTGGATCACTATCAATTAAATTATCTTTTGTTTGATTAATAGAATTTAACCAATCCTTTAATTCTGTTTTCATTTAAAACTACATTCAACCATCAATTCAGTTAATGCCGCTAGGAGATTAATTTCTTGATCAGCCACGAACGCAATTTGATATTGGTACTTAGCAATAATAAGAACGGCAGCAGGGATAGACTGGGGTTGAAGACAACTATAACAGGCGTCATAAATCCCACGCAGTAAACTAGAAGGATCGTTGTCCAGGTTTCCGACCACCCACTTTCGGACTTCAGTAAAGTTTTTATCTTTGAGATAATTGATAAGATCATCTGTTTTTACTTCAGTAAATGATGCTAATATTCCACTATCAATTTCACCACCAACAGAATAACGTTGACATTCATTCAGTACTCTTCGCCAGTCTGGGAAGTGTTTGTGGATAAGCTCTGCAAGTACTTTTTGATCGAATTTGATACCTTCTTCATCCAAGATGTTTTGTAAACGCTTGAAGAAGGATCCTGCCAATGTGGCTTTTTCTTTTCCTTTAATTGAAAAATCAACAACGGCGCATCGAGAGTGTAGTGGTTCGATGATTTTGTTTTTGTAATTGCAGGTAAAGATGAATCTACAATTGTTAGCAAATTCCTCAATAGACGCCCGTAAGAGGAGTTGAACATCTGAGGTTGTATTGTCTGCCTCATCAATGATGATGACTTTGTGTTTAGCAGTTGACGAAAGCGATAAGGTCGAAGCGAAGTTCTTCGCATTGTTTCTGACAGTATCGAGGAATCTACCTTCGTCGGATCCATTGATGACATAAAAATCTACTCCCAGTTCATTGCATAATGCTTTTGCAACTGTGGTTTTGCCAACACCAGCAGAACCAGCAAGAAGCAAATTTGGAATTTCACCTTTATTTAGAAAATCTTTAAAAGTTTTCTTAATATTTTCTGGGAGAATACAATCTTCAATTGTTTTGGGACGATACTTTTCGACCCAAAGAAAATCATTACGACTCATAAATTTTATACCCAATTAGGTTTTCGTTCTGGCATACGAAGATAATTAGATGCAACCCAAGGTTTGGATGCGATATACATCTTGTAAGCAGTAAAAGTGTCAATGCTTGTGTCAAGTTTATACTCATCTGGCATTGCTCTAGCAAATGGTGTTACTTCAGTAATCTTGCCCTTTGGAAACAGATAGTATGCTTGCAGTAGAGTATTATAGCACGAATGTGTTTTACCGTAACGCAGAGCGTATTCATCTGCAAGGTTCATTCCCCATTTGATTAACCAATAGGCATTGTGGATACTATCCATTGCCCATTTGGTACAGGGATGATTACGAAACGCACCCTTTTCAGTTCTGTAGGGAGTACCATCAGTCTTAGGGAGAGTGCCGTAGTTATGACCCCATTTTTCAGATGCCACAATGGAAAGCATTTGACAGCATTCCAGCGGCATTTTGACAATATGTTTATCGGGGAGACAGACAGCACTTTCTGCGGGCCAGGGAGAAGTCACAAAGATGTTCATAATAAAAAATTAATGTTTGGTCATTCCTGAAACAACATAATCCATATCTTTCCAAGTAAAAATTCCAGTGGTAGAAAAGTCAGTATCCTTGAACTTTTTATCATTTTCTAATAGATTCATGAAAATGTCAAGGTCTCCAGATGGTGTTGTTTCCAAAAATTCATTAGATTTTTTTATTATATTTTGCCAATATAAAGTTTTGTAAGAAGAGCCAAATCTATAATGCCAAGCAATAGTTTGCTGATATGTATAAATTTCATACAGATAATTTGAATTTATTTTTGTAAAAGCTCTGCCATCATTTTTATTGTCAAGATATGCACAAATTAAATCTGCAAATTTATAAGTATAATATAATGAAAGTGCTTGAAGAGGTTCAAAGAAAAATAATCTATTTCCATTAAACGCAAGCAATTCATTTTGAATTAATGACTTACAATATCTTGGAGTCCATTCATAACAGTTTTCTATAGTTTTATCTTTTAATTTTTCTTTTACTTCATTTACTGAAATAAGATTTCTATCGTAAAGATATCCACATCTTGTTATGTTTCTTTCTGGAAATGGAAGTCCAAATTGCCAACCATCTTCAGTGGCTCTATGAATAGTATAATTTGAATCTATATCTACAAAATTTTCTGTATATGTTATTCCACTATTAACTGTTTCTATAAATGGTTTTTTATAATTTTTATCATCATCCCATCCAATACATGAAATTAAAAAATCATATGCATTACCATTAGCAACAATTTTATTATTTTCATATGAATAAGAATCAACTTTTTCTGGAATAAATTTTACTGATTTTTCCTCTAAAAGATTAACAAGTAAAGGATTTAACTCATATGTAGAAAAATGAAAAGCTAATGCATTATTGGCAAAAGGATGTTTAAATGTGCTTCCATTTCCCCAATTAATAAATTTAATTCCAGTTTTATAAGAAGCTAAATTTTTATCAACTAAATCATGAATACAAACTCCGAAACATAATCTAATTAAATTAGCAAAATGTGGAGTGGTTGATTCTCCAACTGCAATGTGATCTTTATCTGGATCATAATAAACAGAAATATTATGACCTCTTAAAGCACATACCATAGCAGTGATAAGAGAGGAAGTCCCTTTACCAAGAATAGCGATATTCATAATTCAATTTTCAAATGTAGAATCAGGTTCAAGTGCAATGTAGTATACCAGATCCATAGCGGTATTGGAAAATCTTGCCATTTGAGGAGCTGATACGACTACTTCATACTTACCAGGAAGAATCTTCATATTTTCAACTTTAAAGTTGAAGACAAATGTAGATTCAGTTTCACCCACATTAATTGAAAATTCATTAGAAGAAGAATTCTCTTTATCTCGCACCAAGAGATTAACGGTACTACCATCTCCAATTACAGAAATATCTTCTAGACCATAAACAGATGCTGCTTTAATCAGTTTATCAAGTTGTTCAGAAGAAAGATTGAAACAAACATCTTCGCTAGGAAGATTGAGAGTTTTTTCTGGAGGAGTTACAATGATGGAAGGATCTGCAAAATAATACTTAGTAGTATTTCCGCCACCTTTAATTACAAGATGACTATCACTGTTAAAAACCAATTCTGGATCTGGATGTAGGGAGATGCCGTTCAGAAATTGATTAAGATCATAAATTCCAAAGTTTTTAGGAATACTTTCGCTGATAGTTGCTTCAGCGAAAATGTTCTTCATTACTGAAATTGTACGAATCTGATTACCAGTCTTAAACATCAAAGACTGGTTAATATTAGAAAAATTTTTAAGGAGAGAAATAGTCTTGTCAGAAATTTTCATAGGTTCTCTTAGTTTCATGATCAACGGAATTCTGTAAGACCATTATCCTTGCGTGAATAATGACCATCAAAGTGAAGCAGAAGCATAGCATAGTGAATGACTTTTAGAAGATCACGTTTGTTACGTCCATCTTTATCGCCATAACGGCTTCCATATTTCAAAATGTTTGATTGGCAGAAACCAACAGCAAGATCTTTTGCTGCCATCAAATCAATAGTTTGAATATCTTTGTAGTCTTGGTTATGACCACAATAATGACTGCCATAAGTGCTAGTCACATAATCCTCAACGTCTTTGAGAATTTTATCTTCGTTGTATTTCCAGAGGTGATTTTTAGGTTCGGTCATTTGGGGATTGTTAATCAAAAATTCATAGTCACTGTGACCCCATGGGGTCATTCCATCAGGATAGGGATACTCGTCCATAATTAAGGGAAGTCATAATTAACCTCCCCCAATTATATCAGAAAACTTCGTCAGATGCAAATGCTGCACGAACTTCTGCTTCATTATTTGTCGGCATTTCAAAATCAGCATCTACTTTATCGTAAAGTTCAATAAAGGATTGTTTAGTAGCATCATCAAAACGATTGACACAAACTTGAATTGCTTTACCACGATTGCTGAAGATGCTATAAGCACGAATAATGTGAACAAGGCGACGAGTAGAAATGATTTCTTCAACCCCACCATCGTAAAAAGTTTTACGAATCACATCTGCCCAGTCAACCAGGCGTTTACAGAAGTCACGATCTTCCACACCAAGATCAAGAGCAATGCCTTCCAGAATCTTCTGTTCGATTGCAGGGGCTGGATATGCTTGCTCAAAGGTAACAGGGAAACGCTCAAGGAATGCTTCGTTGAGAACGTTAGTGCCGATGAAGCGACCATCATCACTACCTTTACCTTTGGTGTTGGCAGTAGCAACAACGTTGAAACCAGCAGCAGGGTTTACCCAACGACCAATTTTTTTGAGGAAGATACCCTTACCTTCAAGAATAGACTGAAGACAAAGAATCTTGTTAGATGCCAGATCGATTTCATCAAGAAGAAGGATTGCGCCACGTTCCATGGCTTTAATAACTGGGCCGTTATGCCAAACAGTCTCACCATTCACCAGACGGAAACCACCAATCAGGTCATCCTCATCAGTTTCGATGGTGATGTTCACACGAATCAGCTCACGACCAAGTTGAGCACAAGCTTGCTCCACCGAGAACGTTTTACCGTTACCCGAAAGACCCGTAATGAACGTAGGATAAAAGAGACGGGACTGAATAATTTTTTTAATATCGTTAAAGTTACCAAACTTGACGAAAGTAGCATCTTTTTCTGGAATAAGACTATGTTCAGTTTCTGGAGTCACAGAAGGTGCATTAAAGGAACGTTCAATCTCTTCAACACGTTCTTGCGTCACTTCAAGATTCCAACGACCGCGATCGGTTTTAAAATTCTCAAGTCGCTTAGTCACAGTCGGATAAGACATGTTTTTCATGGCACAGTAACCACGAACATCACCAGAGGTGATTTCAGTGCCGTACATTGCCTTAAGATCTTCAATGATTTGATCGTTAGTCATAATAAGTTTGCGAGGCATTGGTTTGAATGTCAACAAAGCCAATATAAAGCAAAAAGGGGGGTAGTAAACCCCCCAGTGGACAGTTTAAAAAGTGTCCTCAATCTCCAGATCTATAGCCACGAATTCCAAAGTCACTTCTGGAATAAACATCTCCTGGGAATGGGTCTCTATACTTTGGTTTTGGTGGTGGATTTTTTCTCAATTCTGCAGCTTGTTTTGCAGCAGCATACTTATTTTCAGGTGTGCCAACCAAAGATGCTGCTCCAAATTTTTGTTTAATTGAATCCTTTACAGCTTTTAATGCTGGATCCATTTTTGGTGGAAGTGCAGTTTTTGTTAGTTTAGCAGTGCCAGATTTAATTATATTTTTAATAGCACCAGCAGCAATTTTAGCAATTGCATTTTCATCTAATGATGCCATCATAATTAAAGCGTCTTGATTATTATCAACAAATCCTTCAGAAACTAAATACTCTAAAACATCATCAAAATAATCATTCCTATCTTCATTCTTCAATTTCGTATTATATTTTTTACCTCGGAATTCAAATTCCTTAGAACCAGAAGTTCTAGCTTTTTTGAAAGCAGCATCAAAATCGCCAGATACACTTCCAGTTCCTACAATTTTAGC